GCCTGATAATCCAAGCTGGTAACACATATTAATAACTACTTCTTTTGCTTCTTGTGGTGCAGTATGATACCATTCAAACTTTTTACTAATCTTAGATTCTAACTCTGCAATCTTTTGTATTAGTATTTGTTCTGCTATATCTTCAGTTATTTCTAAGTCCTTAACTGCAAAGCCATATCCTATTGTATCATAACCTTCTGTGCATTCATATACTGATGATCTAAATCCTTCATGCTTTTTAATTTGTTCTATTAAACTCATTCTTCTGAAGAAGTCCAATCACTCTTAGCAAGTTCTTCTAATATCTCACTATGATTATAAGTAGTTAGTCCATCAAAACAACTTGGAGTATCACCATCAAACTTTAATATAGCTTTACTACCATCTAATGTTTTTCTTAATGTAGCTATAGATGTTTGTATTGCATTTACTATCATTTCATCTGTTATATCAGATACATTTACTATAACCCAACTTCTATTAGAATAATTCATTATGGTGTATCTCCTTCAAAGTCAATAGCTTCCATATTAGTCATAAGTCCAGCATTATCACCTACTTGTTGAACTGTTATATTGCTTACATTGCCTGTAAATGAAGAAACACCATCTATATTAATATGATTAGAAGAAGTGCATACTTTATATTCTACATAATCACCACTTGATGTAATTAAATTTCCATTTGTCCCTCCAATTAAAAACCTAAAACTACCACTTGTAACTGATGCTGTATAAACAATTTTATATGTTTTACCTTGTGTTAAAACACTTGTAATATATGCAGTTCCTGTTGCACCACTTGCAGTAACTACTCCTCCACTTTCACTCCAATTTGCATCTGTATCATTCCAAGTGCTTCCTGAAAGAACATCACTACCTAATGTAGCATTTGTTTCATCACCTATAAGATTAAAATCATCTAAAACACCATCTCCCATTCTATACCAAGCCTGTAAATTGCCTGATGCTACACCTTCTTTGTGATTGTAAGGTTCTCTACCATTGTATATGGTTTTAACTTGATTAGCAGTTAATGCTGAGTTGTATATAGCTATTTCTGATATGTTGCCATTAAACTCACCTGTTCCTGCTGCACCTTTTCTATTAGCAATATAAAAATTAGAAGTAAAAGAATCTAATCCATCAGCAACAGAAGTGCCACTACCCTCTAACACTCCATTAATATATAGTTTTACTTCTAAGCTATCTATAACAACTACTGCTAAATACCATTTATTAATATCAAGTGTTGTTGTATAAAGATTGGCATCTGCATTATCAATATCAGCTATAATTTTAAATGTAGAACTACTAAATTTAACACCAAATCCATCACTTGTTGATTGGTAAAAATTCCATACAAAAGCATTACTACTTGCTGCAAGGTCTGCTGCTTTAAACCAACAAGAAACTGTAACATCATTAGTTATTCCTTCATTACTTGCTACAAAATTTGTGTGTACATAATCATTAGATCCATCAAATGCTAAAGAATATTCATCTCTGAATACATCACCACCTTTTGTTACTATGCTCTTAGCAAACATTAATCTTTTACCACACCAAATCTAAAAACAATATCTTCATCTGTGCCAATAACAATATCACCACCACTTACATTAACTACACCATAATATAAATCTTTAGTTGAAGCTGTTGCTTTTAATACTAAACCAATATTACCTTTTGTGCAAACTTTAGCATCACCAACATCTGTCCAATTAGATAACTCTACAATAGCCATGCTTGTTTCTGATGCTGCATCTGCTACACTTGGAGCACTACCAACTGTTCCTAAATCTTGAGCACCTTGAGTTATTATTACATATATAGCACCACCTGTGTCTGATGTGTCTATTGCTGTAATAGATTGTAAAATACAAGAACCACCTTTTACTGCAACTACATTTTCAATAGCTTCTTGCTCTGTCATTAAATCACCAGTTTGATAAGTTGCTTCTGCAATATTAGGTTGATGTTTTATTAAATCAACTTCCATCTTGTTTAACTTCTCAATTACTGCATATTTTCTTAATTCTGTTTCTGCCATTTTAATTCTCCTTTAAGGTTGGCTACCATGAACAAGGTTCATAATAATTTATTTATCTTCTTTTTTATCTTTCTTTGATGCTTTCTTAGGCTCTTTTTTAGCTTCTTTCTTAGGTTTCTCTGCCTTGATCTCATTACCTTTAGCATCACATTCAGTAAATCTGTCTTTTAGTGAATTTATATCATGGTTAGCATGAACCTTGATAATTGTTCCATCTGCTTTTTTAAAATATTGTTCCATAAATTTTTTCTCCAGTTAAAACAAGGAGCAGTTTAACCTGCTCCCTGTTATTGTTTTCAATGTAACTAATTAAGAAACATCAGATAAGATATAAACACCAAAGGCATCTTTTATCTCACATTCACCCCAAAATCCAGTAACAACATATTCAGTTGTTCTGAATGAAGCATTTCTTTCTGTTTCTAATCTCATAAGACCTTCAGGTCCTATTGCAAGTCCTACTGCACCTTTAGAAAATGCAAAACCAGCAGCATCACCACCACTTGATACATCTTCATCAATTTGGTCAGACCAGTATACATCAAATCCTGCAATGTTACCAATCATACCAGTTGCCATAGCTTCTTCACCTTTATTTCCTAAAAGAGATAATGGTTTAGAATTAGAACCTGTTACTGCTGCATCATTAGTTAATGCAATTAGTCCTTTTGCACCCCATACTTGTTTTGGTGATAAAACCAAATTATATGGAAAAGGAGCACCAGCTGCTCTTAATTGTCTCATAGATCCAAAAACATGTGATAAAGCTAATTGAGTTCCAGCACCACATTCTGTTTGTGAGAATGTTTTACCAAGTTCAACTAAGTCATCATCAAGTTTTGCAGCAACTGCATTACCTAATACAGCACCTACATTACCTGTTAAATCATCAGCATTACCCATAACTGCTAAATCACTTACATCTGCTCTAATAACATGCTCACTAATTGTGCAATTTCTTGCAGCAGTTGTTACTGAAGTAACTGTAGTTTCATCAGCACCATCTCCTGGTGTTCCAACATCACTTGTTGCAAGTTTTGTATAATCAGGGAATCCAACTGTTATAGCACCCTTTACTGCTTGTTTTGAAGTTACTAAAGGTAGCATTACATTAGCATGATTAAATGCAATAACTGCATCTCCTATAATCTTGCCTAATCCACCTGCAGCAACACCTGTATCTGTTTCAGCCATTTTATTGACCCTCCATATCTGTCTTTCAACTCCTTATTTAAGGCTTCATTTTGACAGATTTATTTATTTTTTTCCTGTTCATAAGGTTTTTTTAAAGTTCCTTTACCAAAGCCACCAAAGTAACCAATAGATTTAGATATAGGTTTGCCATCAGCATGGTTATTTGTCCTTGTCTCCATTTCATCAATGTATTCATCAAAGGTCATCTTTCCATTCTTATATTTAACATCTACATCACCATCTTTTTTAGGCTTTAATTCCATATCACCTTTAGGATCATAATCAACACCAGCTAAAACACTATGATTTTGTTTAGTAGCCAATTTTAATACCAGTTCCTTTTACTGAATTGTTAGCTTCTTGATAACCTTTTGGATCCTTCTGTGCCCATTCAGCATAAGAAGTGTATCCACCCATATCACCTGCTTTACCAGTAGTGGCTCTTGCAGATGAAGTAGAAGGTGCAGAAACAGTAACAACCTTATTTACATATTTTTCTAATTTATCTAAACTCAAACCATCTGCAATAGATTTATCATCATCTTCAGTTAATTTGCTCATTAATGATTCTCTTTTGTTAGTTTGGTAAGTATTCCATTGCTCTGCTTGTGTTTTAAAATCATCTCTTTCCTTCTGAACAATATTAAGAGCCTCTTTTAGTTTACCATCTTCAACCATTTTATTCTCTTCTTGTTGTTTAGTAGTTTGATTCATTTTATCAATCTGAGCCTGTAATTTACCTACTTGACCTGCAAGATCATTCTTTGCTGTATTAACTTCTGTGAATCTATCATAAGGAACATTTTTTGTATCAGCTTGAGTGCTGTTGTTATTATCCTGAGTATCTTCAGTTGTTTGAGTAACATTTTCTTCTGACATTTTTTACCTCTGTTTGTTGAGTTTTAGTTGAAAATTCTTATATATAATATAACTTACTAAATCT